AACACCAGCAACACCGATGACACCGGCAACACCGATGACACCAACAACACCGATGACACCAGCAACACCGATGACACCAGCAACGCCGATGACACCAGCAACGCCGAGTATACCACTAACACCGCCATCACCGTCGCCACCACTATCACTGCCAGAAGACCTCGATGGGCGGGTAACGGCCAGCGGCGAGGCCAATGACACCGCGATCGATTCATCAACACCGAAGACACCAGCAACACCGAAGACACCAGAAACACCGAAGACACCAGCAACACCGAAGACACCAGCAACACCGAAGAGACCAGCAACACCGACGACACAACCAAAGAAATCACTAGGAACACCAGGAAAATCAAAGCCATTACCAGCGCCATCATCAGCATCCGAAGAAGATTTATTTCATCTAGAAAATATTTTATCAAAAGAAGATGATTTTATAACAACAAAAGATGAACCAAATGATACGTTAAGACAAACACCAATGACACCAGCATTTAACCTTCGTTCAGGTTATAAAACACCTATAACTGTAAAAGAATTAAATTCTTTGGTGAAAGAATTAAATATTACATCTATGATAACAACTAGTAATAAATTTATTATTTTGCGTGGTTGGGATGAGGATGATTTAAATACATACAATGGTATAATAATGGTAAAGAATGATGAAGAACAAAATAAATATAAATCAGTACAACATAAAATAAAAAATGCAGAATTACATATAGTAGATTTAGGAAATGATTATAGTGAGAATATTAGTATAAAACATTTATTAGAACGTATTCAAGAAAAATATAGTATTGAAAATAAGAAAATAACAGAAAATGAATCCAATTTAAATTTAAATAATGATATTAAAGATGTTATTATTAATGATAATTTTATAAATATATTAGTAGAAGATTTTACAGAAGAAAATATAGATGAACAAACAAATTATGAAGAAAAAAAAAAAAATATAATAAGAAATAAAGATGATGAAGAAAAAATTATATATATATTGGAACAGCATAAAAATGCATATATGATACAATCACGATTAATTGAACCTGTGACTATTGATGAACCAAAGATTATTGATGAACCAGAGATTAAACCAGAGATTAAATCAGAGATTAAACCAGAGATTATTAATATAACAGATGTTAGTCCAACAGGTACACTTGCAGGTATAATAGCAACAAGAAGTAATATAAATAAGTTTGAGCCTTTACCTGTATTAGTAGGAATAGTAGCATTAGGATTATTAATATTAAGAATATAAAATATGTATTAGGTTATTAATATTAATAAAATAAAATTATTAAGAATTTAAAATTTAACAGATTTAGTTAAATATAACCAGAAAAATATGCCGATAAATGCTTTAGATAATAGATCTAATATATTATATCCGAAAATTTTAGTAAGGGTATTAGTTTGATAAAATAATCCATATAATGCCCATAAAATAACAAATGAAAAATATATAACTAAAGAATTAATAGTTTTTTTATATTTCATAAAAGTATTCCATATAGTTCCATACATAAGGGTAAAGAATACAAATCCAATCATGTTAGCAGATGTTTTAGATAAAAGCCCAGTCTCTCCGATATATCCAGAACCTAACATCAAAAAGTTAAAGAATAATATTAACATAAATGTTGAAAATTTAACAATATATTTATTTTCCATACCTAAAACTAAACATAGAACTAATAACATTAGAGGTGTACTAATAGCCCAATCAGTATAGCGATTGTCATTAATTTCATTTAAATGTAGTTCTTGAGATTTTTGATCTTTTTCTGCTTTATCTATTTTATCGACAAAAAGTCCATAGAAATATCCAGCAACAACAGATATACATGTTTCTAAATTCATAATATGTCGAACTTTAGGATCAGGATTTCTTAATGCTTCAACAAAGCATATTGTTCCGGTAGTAATTAAAAAAATATATGTAAAGTAGAAACTATTTTTAACTAAACTAATTTGCATTATATAATTTATATGAATATTAAAATTAATAATTAATTTATATTAAAATTAATAATTAATTTATATTAAAATTAATTATTCATCATTATAAAATTTTTTAACTTTTGGATTAGCTGATATTTTAGTATAATCAAAATTTGATAAATATAATCCTTTTAAATTTCTAACTCTTGATAATGCAACATATGTTTGTCCGTATTCAAATATATTAGTTCCAATATCCATTATTGCGGCATCTAATGATAAACCTTGTGATTTATGAATAGTAATTGCCCATGCATAAATTAATGGTATTTGTGATACTGCAACATTTTTGTTTACTTCTGAATTCCAATTATAATAATTAATTAAAATAGGTTCAATTATATTATTAAATTTAACAAGAGGTAAATTATTATTGAAGCCTACAACTATACCTTGACTGCCGTTAGCAATTTGAATTTCACTATCTAAAGATATGTTAGCAATACACATAACATGAGTTCCAATTTTTAATTCCAAAGTTTTAAATGCCATTATGTTATTCGCTAAGAATTCGTAATCATTTTTTAATGATGAATTACTATTAATTACTAAATTATGCATTTCATTTTCTATGGTTAATTCAGATTTTCTGGAACCTTTTAAATATTTAATAGTATATATTCTTTTTTCTACATCATCACTTAATTTATTATATTCTAATGTATTAATATAATCTGTATCTTTTTTATATGGCGAAATAATTGTAATAACATTTTCCTGTTTTAATTTATTTAATTCTTTAATTGTAAATACTCGTTTTTCTAATGTATTTTTAGTAGTATGTGTAATTCTACCACGTCTAACATATTTTAATACTTTTAAAAATTCTTTTTCATCTTGTCTAAAAATTGATTTTAAAATAATTTGATTATTAGGAGGAAATATTTCATTCCACAGTGAATGTTCAAAGCAAAACATAGATGCTTCTTTATCTGTATCATTAGATTTTATAGGGGGTAATTGATAAAAATCTCCTGAAAATATTAATTGTAATCCACCAAATGGAATATTTGGTTTATTATATAATTTTCTTCCAATTTTATCTAATATAAGTAAAATTTTTAAGGACATCATACTAACTTCATCTATAATCAAACAATTAAGATTATACCATTTTTTTAATTTATATTTTTTATTAAAAACTTCATTTAATACATCTTCAATATTTTTATTGGCCAATCCTATACCAGCAAATCTATGTAATGTAGTGGCTTTACAATTTAATAAAATACTAGCACATCCTGTTAATGCGCATACTTGAATTTTTTGATTATTTTCTTCGCTATAATTAACAATTTTTTTTATTAAAAATGATTTTCCAGAACCAGCAGGACCTGTTATAAAAACATTCTCTTTGTTTTTATATTTTTCAAAAATATTACTTTGTTCTAAATTTAATGTGTTCATTTTTAATAATAGTTAATTTTATAAAAATGACATCAATTTATATTTATATTAAATTTATAAATATAAATTTTAATGTTCATTTGCAAAGGAAAAAAGCAAACTATAAAATTTATAATTGTTTTACATGCAGTGATAAATAGGTAGGTCTTAGGTCTCTATTTATAAATTTAAATAATATAATATATATTGATTATTTACGTATTTCTCTCTAACTTTTTTGTTAGCGGCTGATAATTTATCTAAAATTTATTTAAAATTTATATTTATAAATTTTATAAATATAAATTAAATTTTTACTATGAAAAATACAGCATTAATGCACTTAATTCGAGTACGCGAGACCACCCATACCGCTCATGATACGGAGGACATTGTAGTTGACAGCGTATACACGGACTTTGGCAGTGTTGGTGCCAGAGACAGTCGCATTAGATAGGACAAGCTGTAGGGTAGCATTGTCAATGCGCGAGAAATTGCATGTGCCCGATGGCTGGTGCTCTTCAGGACGAAGGGCGAACGAGTATACGTTAATACCAGTGTCGGGGGCACGGGTGTGGTGCTGGAAGGGCTGAACAAGGTCAAAGTATGTACCTTCACGCTCCGAGAAGCGGTCCTGTCCATTAAGTTGTAATTTGGCAACTACAACTGGATTTTCGCCCCAGCAGTGCATGTCTAAGGCAGTTTCGGCAAGAACGAATGTGCCCGCATCCGATACACCCGAATCAGCGGCTTTCTGGCCACTGAAGTGACGATCTGTATCTGTGGCGTCACTAACGGTGACATCGTTAGCGAAGGGATCATCAAAGAATCCAGAGGTGCTAATGAAACCATTAGATCCCGATACCGAAACGTGTCCACCGAAGGCATGAATAGCATTGGGTAGAGCATCAAATGCATCAGTGTAATTGAATGGCTGAGCACCAAGTAAGTTATTTAGCTGGGTGTTTTGAGTTAGCGAGGAGCAGTAGTCAACGTTAGCATCAGGCTGTACAACCCAGATTAATTCTTTGCATGGATGATTTAAATTGAGTTTAATTTTATTGGACGACGAACCGACCGATTCATCACCAGTGAACTGAAGCTGTTCAATAAGGTATTCATGGGGATTTTGTGCCATGCGGCGACGTTCATCGGTGTCTAAGAAGATGTAGTCAACGAAGAGCGATGCCGCGGCGAGGGACTGTTTGTAAGCATCATTAACTTTTTTGCCCTGCCCATCGATTTTAGTAACAGCCCATAAGCATTCTTCGATATTACGGATGTCAAGATTAATTTTTACTTCGTGGTACTGAAGAGCAATTAAAGGTAGAGCAAGACCGGGATTGCGGCAGTACCAGAACTGTAGAGGAACGTATAAGGTAGTTTCAGGTAAAGCTTTACGGGGAGCACATACCTGACGGACAGAGTCGGCCGAGCAAGGTCCATCTACTTCCGCAAATTTGGGGTCGCAGACGTATGTTAGTTGGGTAGTGTTACCAACCATTTTGTAGTAACCACGTTCCTGTTCTTTGGATAGAGTTAACTGATTCCAGATGTGCATCCAGTCACCATATTGGCGATCAATGCGCTGACCACCAATTTCAACTTCAACCTGTGAGATAAGCTGCTCACCAGGGAAGTCTAACCATCTGGCATATACATCATCGGTAGAATCGGCTAGTGATTGGCCAATTTCGGGTAGTGTGATCTGTAAATATGTGCGGTAAGCTAAATCACCATTGCGTGAGATGGTGCAAGTAACGCGACGACCGAAATCGGCCTGTCCATTGAAAGTTTGCTCAATGGATTCCATCGCAAAATTGGTGTGGCGACGGTATGTAACTTTCCAGAAAGTTATCTGAGGATTACCAGTTAGGTAAACATCTTGAGCCCCGTAGGCAACTAATTGCATAAGACCTCCAGCCATTTTTATAATATGACTAAAGAAAAAAAATTTATATAATTTAATTTAATTAAATTAATATTAATTTAATGTTTTAAATTTATATATATATAAATTTAAATTAGAATACATACATATAGTAAAATGAATAAAATATCAGGAAAAAATATAACATTAGACAAGAAACATACAGAAATGGTAGAAGGATTTAAAAATAATGATAAAATACTAATTCCTAAATATAATATTGAAATTGAAAAATTAGAAAAATTCCTAAATAATAATAAAAATAAAAAAAATTTAGAAAAAATAGAAGAAGCACAATATAAAATAAAAGAATTAAAAAATAATATATATAAATTGCAAAAGGAAAGAAAGGATTATTATTTAAATAATTCTAAATATATTTTTGATTATTTTGAAGAAAAGAAGAGTATAAATAATATAGATACAAAAGTAATTGTTAATAATAATAAAATAAATCAGTTTTTTTATATAGATAATCCAAATGAAAATATACAAGATGAGGATAATAAATGTAATATAATTGATAAATATTTTTATAATATAAATAATTCATTTATAAATTATGATAATTATTGCTATGAATCAGATATATGTAAATATTGTAATAAAGGCGAGATGGTTTATGTAGAATCAGATGGTATATGTATATGTAATAATTGTTCACGTTCAATGAAATATTTAATTGAAAATGAAAAACCATCATATAAAGAACCACCAAAAGAAGTATGTTTTTATGCATATAAAAGAATAAATCATTTAAGAGAAATATTGGCACAATTTCAAGCAAAAGAAAGTACGCATATACCCAGTGAAGTTTTTGAAAATATAAAAATACAAATTAAAAAAGAAAGATTAGAAATTAAAGACTTAACAAATAAAAAAACTAAAGAGATATTGAAAAATTTAGGATATAATAAATATTATGAACATATACCATTTATAAAAGATAAGTTAGGTATAAAACCACCTGTAATGTCTCAAGAATTAGAAGAAACTTTATGCAATTTATTTATGGAAATTCAAAAACCATATTCAAAATATTGTCCCAAAGATAGAGTTAATTTTCTAAATTATTATTATACACTTTATAAATTATGTGAATTATTAGGAGAAACAAAATTTTTAGCATATTTTCCAATGTTAAAAGACAGAGAGAAAAGAGTTGAACAAGATGCTATATGGAAATTGATATGCGAAGATTTAGGATGGGATTATATTCCAACAGTTTAATAATATATTATTTTTTAATTATAATATATTATTTATTAGTTAAGTGATTTCTTTAATTTTTTTTCTTCTGGTTCAGGTTTAATAATTATATAAGGTTCACCTGTAATTTTTTTTCCGTCACGTTCATAAATTTCAAAAATTCTATCTATTGTTCCACTTAGGCTATTATATACTTTTCTATTTTTAATTCTATCGGCTAGTTGAAGTAATCGCATATAATATATTATAGTTCATATATTTAAATCATTTAAATATAAATAAATAATTTTATTATTAAATAAATGAAACGTCAACGACCATCATGGGATACATATTTTAAAGATTTAGTAAATTTGACTGCATCTCGTTCGTCGTGCGAGAAATTAAATGTTGGTTGTATTTTTGTAAAAGAAAATAGAATAGTTGCACAAGGATATAATGGATATATTTCTGGTTGCGAACATAATATGGTATTGAGAGATAATCATAATATAGCAACAATTCATGCAGAACAAAATGCAATTACTGATTGTGCAAAAAGAGGAGTAAGTTCATATGGATGTACAGCATATATAACACATTATCCTTGTTATAATTGTATGAAATTAATGGTTTCTTCTGGTATAAATTCAATAAAATATATAAATGATTATAAAAATGATGAATTGGTATGTAAATTAGCAAATGAAAAAAATATTGTAATAACTAAATTAACTTAAAAATTAACTTAAAAATTAACTAAAAAATTAGAGTATTATTTCAGTTTTATATATAAAATATTATTATACATATAATAATGATTAATTTATTAAATTCTGTATCTTTAGGATTATTTTTTTTATATTTTGTTTTAATTAGTGGTTCATGTGGTGATATTTTAAATTGTGGATTGCAAAGATTTATTAATACTAGTGTATGGTTTAAACATATAATGATTTTTTTATCTATATATATTTTTACCTTTATTTTAAATTGGTATACAATTGATTCTATTGTAGTAGAAAAATATCAAAACAATAAAGATAATAAAGATAATGAAGATAATGAAGATAATGAAGATAATGAAGAAAATATTCATAATAAATTGAAGTATTTATATGATTCATTTCTGTGTAGTATAATTATATATATTGTATTTGTAATTTCTACAAAATCAGAAGGAAAATATTTAGCAATATTTTTAATACTTGCTGTATTATTAGTTATAATTCAAATAATATTAAAAGCATTATATGGGTCACATAATTTATTAAACATAACAGATTTATTTAAATCTGATGATGAAATAAAAAATATGTTAAATATTAAATTGCAAAATAATCCAATAATGATATTAAAATTAATACCATTTATATATTTATTAAGTATAATAGTATTATTTATTGGTTTTAGTAAATATTATATAAGACAGCGTAAAGATCATAATAAAAATTGGGATATAATTAAATTTTTATTTGGAAATAATAAATGTAATATGTAATATATAATTTATACAGTATAAATTTCTTGATAGCAAGTATTATAATAATTTAATATATTATTTAATTTAATAATAAAATCAGTATTGTTAAGAGTAGAGTCTATATATATTTTATGTGGATCATTATTAATATTAAAATAATTATTAAAATGTTTTTCTGGAATAGGATACCATTCTTGTACTAAATTATAATTTCTAATTAATATAGATCTACATATTTGATTAACATTAAAATTATTAAAAAGAAAACCTTCTGGATAATTATTATTAGAATATGGATCATTTTCAATTTTTTGAATAATTTCAGTATTCCATTTATTTAATAGTTTTTTAGATATAAAAAAAAACCCATCATTAATTTTAGAATCGCATTTAATAGATGAATAAAGGATAGAATCATTGAAATTATATAAATTGGGTACATTAAGAATCATTAAATCAGGTCTACTTCTAATGTAATAATTATATTCAATATCATTATGTTTAGAATATTCTATGGCTTTATTTAATATAATATCTATTGATTTAAATTGTGAATATTGCATTTTATTAGATATATTAAATTTATTAAAAATTATTATATGTTTTGGTTTTAATAAATTTAAAATAATTTCAAAATTATTTAAACCTTTTTTTGTATTAAAAAAATTAATTTTAGGCAAATTATATTGTTTGTAAAATCTATCACATGGTAGTTTTTCAGAATCAATAATTTCATCTAATTTAAGAATAATAAAAAAATCGAGAGAAATATTAAAAGAAGAAAAAATTTTAATTAAACTTTTATAATAATTTATCATTTCATCAATAACAAATGTTCTAGGCGAACCAGATATTAAAAAAGCAAATTTTTTATTCATTTAAAATTAATAATATATATTATTAATTTTAAATTTTTAAATATATTAAGATATATTTATTGTAACTTGATTTATTAATTTAACTAATATATAAAAAGTAGTGGAAAATAATATACTATTAAATATAAATCCATATATATTAGGATTACCATCATAAGTAAATAAAACAGGTAATGCCTTTTTTAAACTTTTTCTAAAAATAGGTAATTGAAATAAGAAATATAAAATAGATATAAGTAGAGGTAATTGAAATTCATTATAAAATGTATCTAAACTATCTAATGTATTTTGTTTATTTTTATTAATAGCAATAAGATCTTCTTGAGTTTGAGAATTTAAAATATAATCATTATTATCTGTTTCAGGTATATAATTAGGTTTGATTTGAGTATCATTATTTACATTAGTAGTATTTATTGGAATATCTCTCGATGGTAATGTAGTAGCGCCGGCTAAATTTGCTTTTTGTAATTGATTAATCATTTCATTATAATTATTAGTATTATCTTGTAGATTTTGTTCAGGCACTTTTGTAGGAATTTGTTGCATCATTGGATTGGCCATTTGCGAGGTATTTTCAGCGACAACTTCATTTTTGTTTAATATAATATTATTATTAGATGAATTATGTATAGGAACTTCATTTGTATTAGTAACTATATTACTGGGTAATTGAGAAATTGATGTAGCACCAGATGAATTTTCCATAATAAATATTTATTATAATATATTAAATATTTATAGACTAAATTACGCAAATCTTATTGTTTTTGCGTTATTATTGCATTTAGTTGCTTTTTCTCTCATAATAAAACATTCATTATTATTAGAATCAAAAGAAAAAATTTCATCGGTGATTGCTTTTTGTTCAGGTCCAATAAAATCATAACAATTTCTTCCATCACAAAATTTTCTAAATAATGTTGCTAATCCTAAACCTAAAATAATTGCTAAAATAAATCTTCCCCGGTCAGTATACAATATATTATTTACAGCAGTACTTAATCCTTTACCTATCATTATATATTATAAAATATATTTATTGAATAGGAATATGATTAATTTTAGATTTATTAGATGGACATTTAACTTTTTCCATATTATATTCAAAACAATTATCTGCTTTATCTTTAAATTGTATATTATTAATATTTGATGGTGTTGGATAAACTGTTATTTTTTTTTTATCATTATCAAAATACATAAATATAAGTCCAACTAATAAACTAATTAAAAAAACTTTAATATTAATTATTTTTAATAAATTTTTTATCATTTAATATATTGTTATAAAAAAATTATTCTGGTTTTTTTATAAGTTCAAGATTATTAATATTATATTTATTTTGTATAAGATATTTATTTTCTTCATTTAATTCAACAGTATAATGTTTATATTTTAATGTATTAATATGTTCATCTAATTGTTTAAGTTTGCTAGTATATAAAAATAATGCATCTTTTAAATATTTACTTTCATTAGTTTCTTTATAAAGATTCATTAATTCTTTATAGTCATTTATTAATAGATTTTGTTCAGAAACTTTTTCATCAATTAAGTCATTTATATCAGTATTATTAGTTATAGAATTATATAATGTATATAAGTTATTATATTTTTCTTGATTTGTTCCTAAATCAGATTTAAGATTTTCAAATAATTCAACAGCTTTATCTTCTTGTATATAACCAAATAAGAAATCTAATTTTGTTAAAATAATTTTTTTTTTAATATTATTTAATATAATATTTGTTTCTCTAAGTTCATTATGAATTAATATAGGTGTCATTTTAATAATTTCTAAATTAAGTTTACATGGATTAGTTGATACGCCACATGTAGCACGAAGTATTTTATTATTTTCAAAAAAAATAGTACCACCTACTTTTCCACAGTTAACACATTTAAATTTATTTTTTGAATATAATTTTTTTTTTAATTCAATTGAATCGTCCGAATTAATAAGTTTATTAATATATGTCTGTTTATGAGTTGAATATTTATTTTTTAGATTATAATAAATTTTAACTTGTTCTAAATATTTAGAATAATCACTTATTTGAATAATATCTTTTTTAAGTGAATCTGTCATATTATAAATTAAAAATATATTTTTCTGTGTAATAAGGACGCTTCTGGGTGATTTGTTAAATCTGGTGAATTTGTAATCATATTATTTCTTATTTTCTGTTTATTTTCTAAATCCGCACGATTATAATAAACTAATTTAGACATAATATATTGTTTATCTCTTAGATTTTTTTGATATTGTTCTACTGGTGTTTTATATCCTTTATATTTGTAAAACAATATTATTCCTAAAATAAAAAAAAATAAAATTAATAAGAAAATATTATAGATTAAATTATAATTTTTTTGTTTATAATTATGACATTCAGTTAAAATTCCTTTAAAAAAATATTTAACACCAGGTTCAATTAGTTTTGGTTTATTGATATTATAATTATCTGTATTTGAATTATTTAAATTTAAATAATTATTAATATTTTTAAAATCCATTTTATATTAATATTAATAATTATAGTTATTTTATAAAAATAATTTATACATATAGATATAATTACTAATGTCTTCAAAAGTTTCAGAATTAACTAAAGATTTGGTAGAATTACCAAGTGCAACGAAATCAGTTTTTTATTTTATTACAATTACTTTAGTTTATGGTTTTATGATGATATATACTATAATTAATTCAACTACTTATGACCAAATAGATTTAAATTCATCTAATAATGTTTATTTATTAATATATGTAATATTTTTGTTAAGTGGAACTTATTTTATAAATGTTAATATATCTAAAAGTATTTGTAAGAAGAATAGTATTAAATGGGCTAAAGTATTTCAAATTACATTATTACCATGGTTAATAATATTTGGATTATTATATTTTTTATTGGAACTATTTCCTGGATGGAATAAACCATTTTCAAATACTATAGGATATTTTATTATAAATGTATTAGGTGCTACAGAAAAAATTACGGATATAATAAATATTAATAGACAAGTCGATGATAAAACATTAAAAATTGCATTACATAATATAAAAAAAAATTATTCAGTGTTTATAAATCAATTTGATACTAAACGTGAAGAATTTGTAAAATTTATAAAAACATTAACAGATGAACAAATAATTGGTGCCACGAATGTCATTGATAGTGAAAATGTAACTCAATTTTATGCATTAATAAAAGTTAAAGATTTAATTGGTAAATTAGTATGGTATATATTAGCAGGAACATTAATAGCATCAATTAGTTATAATTTTATAATAAATATGAGTTGTGAAAAAACAGTAGAAGAGGCAAAAAATGATTACTCTGAATTATATGAAAAATCATATGTTCCAATTTATGGTAAAAAATGGAAAAAATTAGATGAAGAACCAAGTGAAATGGATAATCAAGATATAACAACGCGCCTTAATCAATTTATTAATACTTATGAAAATAAATTTTTAACAACACAAGGTAATATTATATCATTTAATAATCATGATTTAAGTACAGTTCATGGTACATTTGATGAATTACCCAGTAATAGTTTTATAAGTATTGGAAATCAATATTTTAGACCAATTGAATAAATAAAATAAATAAAATAAATAAAATAAATAAAATAAATAAAATAAATAAAATAAATAAAATAAATTTTTATTTATTATTTTTAAAATTCATATTTACTAAAATTTATATAATATAAAACACCTAAATAAGAGAATATACCTAATATAATTATTAATAACCAAATAGGACAAATTGTTTTATTTTTATAACCAAGTCCAAATTCTCTAGGTTTACCATTTTTATCAAAGATTAAAGATGGTTTTGTAAATATTACTATTATAAAAAGTGTTACAAATATAATAATTGATACTAATGATATATTATTTTTAACAAATGTTGAGAACATATTAATATTATATAAAATGAATATAATATTAATTATAAATTAAACATTATAAATTGAATAAAAATAGATATATCATTGATGCGATAGTATATTTAATCATAATCATCTTCACTAATAAATTCATCATCATCTGGAATATTTGTCATATTATATTCTTCATCTTCAATTTCTTGATTTCTTCTATCTAGTTCTTCTTCATCTATTTTATAAATTTCTTTATTCATATCAGTAACATTATTATTTTGTTTAAGATTATATTCTTTTAATGCTTGTTTTTCCATTTTATTTCTTTCATCGTCATAATTAGATGCTACATATTGTGTTAATCCTTTTTGTAAACCTGCACTCCAACTTTCTAATTTATTATTTTTAAATATATTCTCTACTTCTCTTTCTTCGTCTGTTAAATCTTTTAAATATTGTGTTATTAAATCTTTTTCTTTTTCTTTTGCATATGATATTTTTTCTTTAACTTTTTTATAAGAATTATCTATTAAATTATAATGATTATTCATTATATTTAAAAATTCATAAATATAATTTATTATAACATTATTTGTTTCTTTTATATCATAATTTTCTATTTCTACAATTTCTAAAATAAATTCATTATTATTTGTAATTTGTATAAGTTCATTAAAAATAGTATAAAAAATATATGTATATAAATATGTTATAAACTCTTTATCATAAATATTAGGTAAGAAGTCTTTTTTTGTACTATTACTAATTGGTTGAGGAGAAACATATTTACAATAATTCATTATTTTAATAAAAATTTTAGAGTATTTGCGTATATATCTAAAAACAATCTCTAAACCAGGAACATTTGATATATTATTTAATTTTTTATAATAATTATCCAATATAGTAAGTATATCTTTATTATGTAAATCTGATAATGACCAATGTAAAGGAATTTTTTTAATATCAATTTGTTTATTTAAAATAATATTTGGAAATACATTTATTAAATTTTCTAAATAATCAGTGTAAAATTCACATTTATCTATATTTATTTTAAAATTTAAAAATTGTTCAAAATTTTTATATATTGTTTTGGTAATAGTTGGTAATTTTTTGATATAATCAAGCAATGAATCTTTTATAATTGTATTTGTTTTAGCTAAATAATTTTTAACATTATCTAATTCTTTGTTATTATTATTATGAATATCATATGTGTCAAATAATAAAAATAATTTATCAAATAATTTTTCATCATTTTTTGTTTCAATAGATGATTTTAAGTAATCATCAATAATATTAATTAATGATTCTGTATTATTTAGTTTTATATAATTATTATTAGTAATAAAGATATTTTTTTTATTTATAATATTAAGTAAATCTTCTAATGATGATTTATTATATATTTTTCCTTGTGATTTTAATGATTCAATGATTTCTGTAATATTTTTTTTATTATCATATTCATTTGGTTTATCCATACATATACTTTTTAGTTCATCTTTAATTGGTAAATTATTATCAAAATTACAATAATATATAAATGCTTTATATATAGTTTCTTCATTATAATCAGATTTAATTATAGGTAATAAAACCTTTGTATTTTCAAAATGATATAGTATAGATGATATACTTAAATTATTAATTTTTTTTATAATATTATTATTATATTCAACTAATTTATTATTTTCTAGTATAGTTTTATCATTACCTATAAAATATTGTATTGTATTTATAGTGGAATTACAACAAGAATTTTCTAAATATGGATCTCCTGCTGAATTTTCTAATAAAGTTGTTTTTTTTTCTACTATTTTTTCAATACTTTCAATAATAGTATTACTTAAGTGTATATTTTTAGAAATTATTCCTTCTAATAATAGTTTTTTATAGCCTTTTCTATATGTTTCTATTAAATCATCTACAAATGTATCGGCTAATGGTATTTTATCTTCTTTTGAAATTTTCAAATTATATAAAGGTGGCATAAAATTAGTCCAATTTGTAATTGATAAATTTTCAGGAATAAATTCATCTTTATTTAATAGTAAATATTCTCTCTTTTTTTGACTAAGTTCTATAAAATCTTTATCATTTATTATATATTTCTCGATTAATGCTTCTAATTTTTTAATAATATTTCCTTCGGATACTTTTAATATAGTATTCCATGGTTTAATTGAACTTTTTATTTTACATGCTATACATGATATATATGTTAGAGTTGTTTTATCTTGAATACCATCTAATGGATATCCAGAGAATGATTTAATACAGCCAGGAAAAGTTTTTTTTGTTTTAAAACTGGGAATATTAATTTGTATAGCAACAATTAAATAACATAATGTAAGTAGTAATAATAATTGATTATATGTATCATCATATGATGGAAGTGCTTTTGTTTTTTTTTCTGCTTTTTGTATTAATTTTTCATATTGTTCTTTTGATGGTATATTAACTGTATGCATACTAATAACATTATTAATTATAAATTGAATCTGCGACTCTAAATTTATTGCCATCATTTGGGACATAGATTTAACTATATTAGTAATAGTTTTAATATCAGGATTAGTAGATGAATTTAATTTAGATAATTTTATATTATATTCATTTTCTAAAATTTCTTTAGTATTTAATTTAAATCCTTGTTCATCATATCCTTCATCGGTTGAAAAATCTATATTTTTTATAATATATCCACTATGTTTATCTACCCAATAATTATTATCATCACTTATTGTTCCTTGTTCGGCGCATATAGTATCTAATTCTTTTATATAATCTTGTTTATTTGAAAATGCATTTGCTAATTTTAATAGAAATGCAGGTATTAATTTTATTCCGGTTTTATTACAATATAACCAATTATGGTTTTCTTCATCTATACTTTCTCTTGTAAATTTAATACAAAATTTTTTTATATATTCTTGACGTTTAACAAAATCAGTAATACCTAATATTTTATCTTTTATTTTTTCATATGGTGAATTTTGTATATTAGTATCAATTTCAATATAATTATTTAATATGATGTTATTAACATATTCATCTTTTTTATTTTTTATTTCAATAATATTTTTTAAATATTTTTTAGAATAATCATAATTATTATTTACTTTACCTTTTATTTCTTCTACGCTTAAATTATATTTTGCTTGAAAACTATCTAATATTTTACTTACATCATCTGTTAAATTTTTTTTATCTAATTCTGAAGATTTAATACATTTATCATCAATTGAAATACATTCTTTATTTATGTCACATAATATTTTATTTGAATCAATATAAAAATCATTTTTAAATTTAGTATCTTGTACCCAAATAGAATTTTCACGTATAAATATGTAATTTTTTTTTGTTTTTTTATCAATAAATAATGCATAATCACCATCAATGACTTCTCTTTTTTCTTCTATAATTGCACGGGCTTCTCTTAATGCATTCTTTTTGGTAAGATTCATAATATCCATTATTTTTTTTGTTAAAAATTCAAAAAAATTCTTTGTATCCATTGTATTTTTTTCATTTTCATATTCGTTTATTAAACTATATACAGTATTATCATAAATACTATCAAAAAATATTTGTTTAGAATTATCATCTTCTAAATTCTCTACTGATGTGTATTTTTTTGATAAATAATATTTTTCACATTGTTCTTCTTTATCTTCTTTATCTTCTTTTTCATTAATTTTTTCATCTTTTGATTTTTTTGCTAATTTAATAAAATTATCTAATAAATTTGAAACTATTAGATCCATTATAGTTTTATTCAAACTACTTATGAAGAATTTTCCATTATCAATATTTATAAAAGAATTTATTAATTCAGAACTATTATTATAAATATCTGGATCTATATTATAATTATCATATAATTCTTGTTTAAGTTCACCTGTTATAATATCAAAGTTATATTTATAATTTTCTTTTAAATTTAAATGTTCTTTATTTAAAATATTTATTAATTTAGTAAATAATTCTTTACTAGTATTGTATTCTTTTTTATAATTATCTATATTTTCATTAAACAGTTTATTAATAATATTAAAATCCTTTTTATTTAAATTATACATATCAATATTTAAATTTTGAATATCTTGAATTAATGATTTATAATTTATATATTTATTTGTTTGTGATAAATATTGTATAGCATTACTATTAGTAGGTATAAAAGATTCTAATAATATATTGAATTTTTCTTTTGGCGTATATGATTCTACATCTTCAATTGAAAAATTAAAAATATGCTCAAATAATTTATTATCATGTATATTATTATGACTATTTATATAGTTATTAAAATGTGAATTATCTAATATTAATTTATTTATATTTGTATTATTATTTAATACTTTAAAATAATTCAAAAATTCCATATTTAAATTTGATTTATTATAAATATTTGTATATTCTTGATTAATTTTAGAAAAATTAAATATTGGTAATGGTAGTGTTATAAAAGATATAATAATTATTTTATCATTAGGTGTTAAATCTTTCAAATTATATATACGTTTATTATTAATATAATCAGTTTCTAACATTTTTTGTCCTTCATTATAAACATCTAGAGAGAATCTTGATTTATCTATTAAATTATCATTTATACAATAACTATAGAAATCGTCATAAATATCATTTATAGCGTGTATTTGTGTATTAACATCTAATGAATTAAATGTAATACTATTAAAATCAGACGAATATTTATTTATAGTATTATTATAAATATTTAATAAATTATTAATATATTTTTGGTAGTCATTTATTTTATCTTTTGATGTATTATTTATCCATTTATTAATTGTTAAATTTAAATTTTCAATTAATTCTCCCATTTTAATAATATTTATATAATCTTCATCATAATCATCTGTTTCTTCATTATGTATTAATTCTTTTGAATTATATACAACAGGTATTAACCAATATAATTTTTTATTTAAATTATTAATTACTTCTTTTAATGGTTTATAAAATTCTCCTTTTTCATTTGGTATATGTGGGTTATTATTTTCATCAAAATTAGAATATAATTTTCTGAGTTCTTTGTATCTATTTAATTCTAAATTAATTTTATTAATTAATTCGTCATTTCGTTCTTCTTGTTTATATTTATTTAATGTATTATCCATATAATCATTTAATTGTGTTTCTAAAGTGTATCTTTTTTCATTTTCAGGAACATTTACACTATGATAAAATTCTTCATATTCTTCTTCTAATTCGTAATTATCTAATAATATTTCATTTAATTTTTCTTCATCTGAATGTTTTATTAAATCATAATCTAAATCATTAATATTTTCTAAATTAAGATATTCTGAATCGATTTTATCTATTTCTTCTTCTTCTTCTTCATTTTCTTTATTATTTATTAATTCTTTTAATGTTTCTTTGGAATCTTTAATTATAATTTTTTCAATATTTAAATGTTCAGGAATACCGGAATATCCAAAATCAATATAAATTATTTCATTATCAGGAATTAAAGTAATTTCAATCATATCTTCTTCAATATTTGTTACAATGCCATTTAGTATTTTTGGTAATGTTCCACCAATAGTAATTGATATAGTTTTATTAATACTTATATTATTTTGAACAATAAAACTAGGACTTTTTGCTCTATCAAGTAATATTATATTATCTATAGATTCTTCTAAAAGTTTACCGTCTTCTGAAATATCAATTGTACTAGTTATATCTTCATTTAATATTGTTATTTTAGAAGAATTTATATAATTTATAAAAAATATTTTGTCATGTAAATCTGGATTGCTTGGTGAATCAATCTGTATAATATCTCCATATTGTAAATTATATTTTTCGCTTTCCATTATAATTATACTATATTATATTTATAATAGAAAATTTATGTAATAGTTATTTTTTAATATATATTTAAACTAGTTAAAGATATTTTATAATTATAAAATAGTATATACAATGTCATCACCTGAAATTACTAAACAAATTGATTTAACTGATGCATTAAGAGATAATATTGATAATTCTGATTTATATAATAAAAAAAAATATATTTATAATAATAATGATTATACTATAATTAAATATAATAAACAAACATTAAAAACTATGGAAGATAATGAAGATCCATCATTTTATAATTTATCTAAATTTAGATCATTAGTTATAAGAGATAAAAAATTATTAGTATTTAGTCCTGAAAAATCTATTAATTTTAATACATTTAATAATAAATATACTAATATGGATGATTGTTGGATTGAAGATTTTGTAGATGGAACTATGATTAATGTATATTATGATAATATAAACGATATATGGGAAATTGCTACCAGATCCACTGTTGGTGGCAATATAGTATTTTTTAATGATATTCAAAATTATAGTTATTTTAATTGTGATAATGAAAATGATAAAGTTGCATTAGAAAATAATTTAACCTCTTTTAAAAATGTTACATTCAGAAGTATGTTTTTAGAAAGTTGTAATGCTTGTAATTTTGATTTAAATAGTTTAAATACTAAATTTTGTTATTCATTTGTTATGCAACATCCATTTAATCGTATTGTTACACCAATTCAAATTCCTATTATTTATTTAGTTAAAGTATATGAAATTGATAATGTAAATTTTCCGATTGTTAATATTAAAGAAATTAATATTCCAGATTTATTAAATGAACCTCCTTATATTTTTGCAAATACAACTGTTAAATATATAAATAAATATCCATTACAAACTACATTAGAAGATATTAATTTACATTATAATAATAAATTAGCACCATTTCATTGTGTCGGTTCAATCATTTATAATAAAGATGGAACTAGAACAAAAATTAGAAATATTAATTATGAAGAGGTTCGAAAACTACGAGGTAATCAACCAAAATTACAATATAATTATTTATCTTTAAAAAAAGAAAATAAAATTAAAGAATTTTTATATTATTATCCTGAACATTATCTATTATTTACTAAATTCAAAATTATAATGTATGATTATACAGATACTTTATTTAAAAATTATATTGAATGTTTTATTAAAAAACAAAAACCATTAAAAGAATATCCATTTCAATATAAAAATCATATGTATCATATTCATCAAAAATATATTAATGAATTAAAATCAAATAATAAAATTGTAGATAAAAAAGTAGTAATAGATTATGTTAATAACTTACATCCAGCACAACAAATGTTTGTAATTAATTATAAATATAATAATACTAATGAAAAAAATATGGAAATTGAAGAATAAAATTATTCACAATAAAATTGTAATTCATTTGAATAATTATCATTATCATTATTATTAGTATGATATATTGTATTTATAGATGAATTATATAATGAATAATTTTTTGATATATATGTTGAATTACAATCAGAATTTATTGGATATTTATTCATTATTGCTATAGATGAAGCCATTGATATATTAGACAAATCAATATAATAACTAGACGCTGAAATTAATGGTGGTGTAGATATATTTACTATATTATTTTCTTTATAATCTTTTTCATTATTAGAAAAAATATTACATATATTACCCATAATTATATATATTATATATTATTTAATCTATATTATATATTATTTGATTTATATTATAAATTTTTTAACTTTCTGTAAAATATTCTTTTATCGAATTTAATATAATAATACTATTATTTACCGAATTTTCAATCATAAGTAATATTTCATCTTTAGAAATTAAATTTTTAGAACTTAATTTTATTTGACTATCTTTATCATGTGGATGTTTTTTAAGAAATCCAACATAATTTAAAACTTTATCTTCTATAAAATATTTATTATATAAATAATATTCAATTATTTTTCCAATAGTATAATCTTCATTTTGAAGAATAATTATATAACAATTATCTAATGTATCAGTTGCATCATATATTAAGTCATTATTATTTTTTAAAGATTCTAATGTAAGATATAATTTTTTAATAATTAAACTAATTCCCAATTCTAATATTTTATAATTTGTATAAATACCAATTGTTTCGATTGTGAAATCAAAACTATTTTCAATAAATAGACGTTTCGCATCTAAAAGCATCCAATCTTTTTTTATAAATTCTAATTCATCTTTACTTATCTTATCTTTTAATGATTCTTCTTTAATATTCCATTCATCATTTATTTTAATAGGATCTAAAGTATTACCATATGCACATGTTGAAACTACATTATATGCTCCATCTTCTTTTGCATTACTAATAGTTAATGTTGCTTCTAATTTTAGTTGTTCAGGATCACTTGTCTCTGTCAATTTTGGACGTAATCTTAATATATCTATATAATCTCCTGTAATATTATTAGGCGGAAATAGTTGTTTTACTTCATTTGATTCTAGATATTTATTAGATTCTATATTTTTTATTTTAAAATCTTCTGTAGTAATATAACAAATACTATTTGTATTATTCATTTTATCTAATTCGATTATATAATTTTCATATGGAAAATCATATATATTATCTATATGTATAGGAATACAACTTATTCTTTGTTTTATTAGTTCATTATTTAATCTTGATTTATTTATTTTTATATTTACATTATTTCGATTATATGGACTTGTTCTAAAAACAATGCAGGGTATTTCTGATAATATAATTCTTCTAATTGCGTTTGCATAACTAACATTAATATTACTTAATGTAAACATTAATATATTATTATTTTCATCAACATTACTTATTTTAGGCAATGTACTCATTATATTTATAACATTAAATTTATTTATTATATTTTTTCAATTTTTAATTTAAATATAATAAATATTTTATTTAAATATATATATAAATATTATCCAAAAATTATATTAATATATGGGGTCAATTCTATATTATAGTAATTATTGTAATAATTCTAAAAAATTATTAGCACATTTATCAAAATCATCAATAAAAAATGATTTACATTTTGTATGTATCGATAAAAGAATTCAAAAAAATAATGCAGTCTATATTATATTAGAAAATAATCAAGAATTATTATTACCAAATACTGTAAATGCTGTTCCTGCATTAATGATATTAAATAGTGATTATAAAGTTTTATTTGGTGATAATATTTTAAATTATTTAAAACCAGTTGAAGAAGTTCAAATTCAAAAAGCAACTAATCATAATGGAGAACCTTCTGCATTTTCATTAAATGATGCAATGATTGGTATTCATTCTGATAATTTTAGTTTCTTAGATCAAGATAATGATGAACTTTCAGCTAAAGGTAATGGTGGTTTAAGACAATTATATAATTATGCAACTATCAATCATCAAGAAAATATTAATACACCAGATGATGATTATATACCTGATAAAGTTGATGAAAAAAGTTTGAAAAATTATGAAGATACTAGAAATCAAATATAATTTATATAATTTAATATAATAATTATATATAAATTATAATATATATTTAAATATAATCTATAAATTAATCACATAGAATATGGCAGATACAAAAAATGAAAATAATACAAAAAATGAAGATAATACAAAAAATGAAAATAATACAAAAAATGAAGATAATACAAAAAATGAAGATTTATCTAATTTAATTGAATTCTCAAAAATAATTAAAGATTTATTAAATGATTTAATAAATACATTTCCAGATATTACAGAAGATATTATATTGAATAATGTTGATATGGTTAAAATTATGAAATATGAATTTAATAAAAAAAATACTAATGATCAAACTGATGAATTATATTATGATGATGAATTAATATCAAGTTCACAAATTTTATTTAATTATTGTAAAAATATTTTTCCTTTAAATTTTTTTGATATATTATATCAAAATGAAGAACTATTTTCAAAAGATGAATTATTTTTATTACCAAATATAAATTTTTCAGAATTATATTTTGATACTACTAGTAATCAAACTAAAGAAACATTATGGAAATATCTACAATTAATTTTATTTTCAATTATAACAAATATTCAAAATAAAGAATCATTTGGGAATAATGAAAAATTATTTGAAGCAATTAATAGTGATCAATTTAAAAATAAACTAGAAGAAACTATTAAATCTATGGAAAATTTATTTACAAAAAATGATTCTACCGATTTATCTAATAATACATTTGAAAATATATTTGGTTCGATGAATTTTGATCCATCTAATATTAATAATCTACCAAATACTGATACCATACATGATCACATTAATAAATTAATAAATGGTAAATTAGGTAGTTTAGCAAAAGAATTAGCAGAAGAAACAACTAAAGACTTAGATATAGATATAGAAAATGTTACTGATGTTAATGATTTGTTTAAAAATTTATTTAAAAATCCTAATAAATTATTAGGAATTGTTAATAAAATTAGTAATAAAATGAACGAAAAAATGAAAGATGGTTCATTAAAAGAAAGTGAAATATTAGAAGAAGTATCTGATATATTTAAAAACATGCAAGATATGCCTGAAATGGGAAATTTTAAAGATATATTTAAATCTATGAATTTTGATAAATTAATTCCTAAGGGTGGTAAATTTAATAATAATGCTTTTCAACATATGATGGATCAAAATATAAAAATGTCAAAAACAAAAGAAAGATTACGCAAAAAAATTGATGAAAATAAAAATGATAAATCTACTAATTCTAATAATACTCAATCTAATAATACTCAATCTAATAATACTCAATCTGATAATACTCAATCTGATAATTTAAATGATATTAATAATAATTTGATGTTATTAATGCAAGAAATGCAAAAACAAAATAATTTAACTAATCAAAATAAAAAAAAATCAACAAATAATAAAAAAAAAAATAAAGGTAAATCTAAAAAATAATATATAATATTTTTATTGTAATTTTTT